CTGCAAAAATGGATTGGCGGCAGGTTTTGGCGTAATAATCTGCAAGAACCCGTCAGCAGGGTGAGTGGTCAATTGCCATTCGTAGCTGTTCTTTCCGCTTTCCACATCAGAACGGAGAAAACGGTTTACTTTCTTGGACGGAGCACCTTGTCCTAGCGTATCTCCTCTCAATAACGCATTGAGCGAGGTAATGCCAAACGTAGAAAGAATGAACAAATCAGGCCCGTAGGTTGTCGCAATACGCCTTGATTCTGGTGTCTCACCAATAAACCACGTTCCGCGAGTGCTCCAAGGGCCAATATTTGTGCCGTCAGGTGTTATTTCAGGGTCTTCACCTTGATACACAATGACATCTCCACCTCTGGAGACAGCCACCAGCATATCGTCTACGCCATTACCACCATCGACCGTCCAGTTATACAGTCCAATCAAATTGCCGCCATGTGGCATCTTTGAGCCAAACGTAAACTTCTTCAGTTCACCTGTCACTGAGGCAGTTGGTAGATACCACGCATCGTCTTCATCTTCCAGAATGACCCATATCCGCTGCTTGTGAACCATGACAAACGCCACGTTATCCACAGGGAAGGCAATAGGGGTTGTGCCGTCAGTGTCCATGTAGTGCCAATCAGTACTCGCAGTACCAGAAGGCGGCTGGCTCCATGTATCGGTGGCTTCTTCATACTGCCAGATACCATTCAACCCATCGGCGTAGAACAAGTAATGTCCACGCAAGCCATCACCCGCTGCATCACCCGTAAACTCTGTCCAGACACCAAATCCAGCAGGGTTTTCTGTTTGAGCAAACGTCACCTCTTGAGTGGGATTAGTCGTTGCCAGCAAGGTCGTGTTCCAAATACCTTCTGCCGTTACAGCAAACAGGCGGTCGTTAGCCACATCCTGAATATTGGACTCAAACGGGATAATTGTGTTGACGTTGCTGCTGGGTGCTCTAGGCGGGTCTTCAACGCACCCTGTAGCCCATTCCTGATAGCCTTTGCGTAGTCTAAGCCCATATTCTGAGGGCATGAGGTTAACTGTGTACAAGCAATCCTCTGGAGGCATCATCATCAGGCTATCTACTGCATTGATACCTCCTACGCTGGCGGGGAACGTGTACGGTTTTACAGTAGGCTGTGTTGCCTGCCCGTATCTTCCCAACGTCTTTTGGCGGAAATAGGCCATCAGTAGCCGTAGCCTGTATCGGGCGTAGACCCGTAAGAATTTAAGTAAGGAAATCCTCGGGTGCTGTTAGACGCACTGAGCACTGGAGCACCTTCGCTTTTACCTATTCGGCTGTTAAGCATCGTATCAAACTCCAACCCTGCGGCAGATGTATCAAATCCCTTAGCTTGAAGGAATTTGAGCTTTAAGAATTTGATAGTTAACTGCGGGTCAAGGACGCACAAATCACTGCCTGCGCCTATATCATCTCTGTTGGGTATTGCCTGCCCTTGCTCCATCAACCAGTTGCGGCTGATGTATTCAAAGGTAATCAGCATATCTTCAGGGGCAGGTTGTGGGTAAATATCAATCTTCCCGTCTACCTGCCTGAATGAGGCGTATATGGTCTGGGAAACTAGGTCACGCCCTGCCAGATACGTCCAGTCCTGTGCTGATAACGGGCCACCGATAGCAACACGGTTTTTCCGATCCCAACCTGTCTGGTCAATCATGTAATTGAAGTCGTCAGGGAGGTCATAACTGCCTGATGTCCCGTCATTAGCAGGATTGGTATTGATCTCGTACCGTCTGACAAGAACTTGCCACGGATGTAGTTCGCACAATTCCTGCCCCGCCCCCGTCAACAACCCAACCAACTGAATAAACGCCTCGTCTTGGTCGTTAGTCGGGGTGGGAGAGGGCAATAAGCCTACTTCAAGAGCAGCTCTGTTGATAATCGTATCAACGGGCAGGTATCGTGACATACGTTACTCCGCTGCTTTGGCAGCTTCCATTTCCGCTTTAGTACGCCGCTTACGAGGTGCCTTTTCTATTTCAGGCTCCTCCACAGCATCCGTTACTACAGTTTCAGACATTTGAGCAACCAAGGCATCATACTTTGCCTGCATATCGGCCAATGCCGCGGCGGTTGCGTCACCTTTCGTGTCTTCAAGGTATTTGGTGGCTTTCTGCTTGAGAAAGTTGATACCCATCACGTTTTGAGCATTGGCATCACTGACAGCAACCAACTGCTCTACCGTGCGAATGTTCAAATACTTCAATTCCTCGCACTGAGAACGTGAAATACCCGCCCATTCCTCCAGCAGCGTACCCTCAATGCCTTCCTGATCCTCCCGCGCTTCAAACTTTCGGTAGTGTTCAGCAAAACGCTGCTTATCCATCTTTGTCGCTGGACGGATAACAATCGAATCCTTGTTTCCAGGTGTCATAATCTGGATGTAAGGGACTTCCTCAAAGATGGGCCTGCCAGCCTCTGCACTCTTGGCAGAATTTTCTTTGGGGTGCTTGTAGAACTTCACCAGCAATGTTTCATCACCGTGAAAGCGACTGTTGTTCATCGCCAAGTCCGTTATTCCGTGCTCTGCTTCATTTAACATAGTTTTAGCCCTTCTTTTTTTTGCCTTTCGGCGTTATGAGTCATTACAGACTCTTATTTAGGTTGGTACGGGAGGGAACAGGAACTCACTTACATCCCTTGCAAAACCCTCGTACTCGGTCAATTCAAAAAACATTGTGTCAGCGTAAGCCTCTATAGAGTTTGTTCCTTCTGTTTTCTCTATGGAAATGCCGAAATCGCTTATATTTCCCATTGTTTGTTCAGATAGGTTAATTTGAGCCAGTTGAACACGGTCAATAAAGAACGTGAAATCCTGCGTAGTAGGGCTGTATTGAATTTCAAATGCTGGCGCAAGAGGAGATGTCCAGTTCACCCACGCAGTAACAGGAACGCCCGTATCAACCTCCGTAATACCTGTACTGCCGCGATAACACGCCATCCAATTTGTTTCCCCCCATCGTGCCTCAAACGCAACATAAGCATCATTAAACTGCTCTCTTATGTAGCCAATACGCATTATGTATCGGTTGTTTGTGTCATCATTAGGTGCAACGGAAATAGGCTGTGCGCGAAAACAGCAGCGCATAGGGGCACTGTCGCTAAATACATAAGGGCCACCGCGCAAAAACATTTGAGCAAGCCCAGAACCTGTGCTCCCTGTTTCAATTTGAGCAGCGCCACGCATTAAGCTGTAATTAGTGCCAATCATGTTGGACATTTTTGTCCCAGCACCCGATAAATAGCACCCTACTGGCTCAGTGCCGTAACTATCGCCGCTGGTTGTTGTTTGAAATGTCTTTGACGCTAAATCCAAACTAGACCAATACGAAAGAACATCTCCGCTCGGGCCATATTGTCGGATTATTTCGTTGTCGCCATAACGAATAAAGTCGTAAGGGCGAATCCTGTCAGGGCGAACTTTCGGGCCATCACAAGCAGAATTTCCCGCAACAAACCCTATGTAACCCAGCGCATCGCCCGTGAAATGAGCGTAATCGCTCGTAACGCCTTTCCATGATCCTCCAGGCAACTGATTTGGAGACACGACATAATCTCTAGCACCTGATTGTGCAACCAAATCCCTTATGCCAGACCATTCACGCTGGTAATAAGTGGGCGACCCAGAAGGCGCTATTCCACCTCTGCCTGCCTCTGCTAAATCGTCTGGAATCATAGGCTCGCTGTGAAAATACAGTTGAGCGTTGAGTATCGGGAAATCAACTTCTCTTGTTTGTTTTACGTTATCTACAAACTTCTGACCTCCGACACCTTGCGGAACGTGCGCTCTCCAAGCAGTTGCATCATTTGACCCATTACAGTTAAACACTGCATCTACTTTTCGAGTTGACTCATCAAATCCTGGCATTGCCGCAAACGCTGGTGCAAGTCCGTATGTCGAATCGTTTAGCGCGTTGTATCCATCCCCCGCCAAACCAGTAGAGCTTACAGATAGCCAAAAATCGGTTGTCTGGGCAGGCGCACTTGCTTCATACAAATAGACGTTGCGATTAGGGTTGCGCTCTGCAATCGCTACAGCCATTGCCAACCCAATGTTTTGAAAAGGCACTGTGGGTGCGCCTGCTGGCTGTCCTAGCGTACACCCTACTGAGGTTGGTGAACGTAATACCTGCTGCGGGTTGAGCAGAGTAAAATCAACGCCCATTTGCTTCCAGCTACAGGTATCTGGGTCAGTTGGCGACCCGTCATTAACCAAGTCTGGTTGCCACAGGTAAACATTCGTCAACTCTTTCAGTTGCCAAAAATCAGGCGTACTTTGCAGCGACCCATACATATTTGAGTCGCCAAACGCAACAACGGCAATGTTTTCACTACTGTCAAGGTAGGTGTCAAAGAATGTGGTTGATGTTCCACCGCTACTAGGTAGAGATGAAACAGGTGAGCGGAAATAGCCTGAACCATCAACACCAACTAACTCATCTGAGCCAGTGGGGTTGGTTTTTTGTGGAAAATCTTGGAATCTTTCGTCAGCCATTACGGTGTTCCTGTAAACGTCAGGACATTACTTGCCCCGTCAAAAGTCAGTACGTTATCCAACCCGTTGAATGTCAGCACAAGGTCAGATGCCAGTGAATTAACGGTCAAAGAAGCACTGTTGGATACCGTTTCTCCAGGTTGAGCATTGGAACACTTTACTCGGTACGCTGTGCCGCTCTGCCCAACCAAAGTAGGGTCAATAAGCAGAGCATTGGTTGTAGCGCCACTGAATGAGCCGCCATCAACAATATCCACCCATGCTGGGCCTATCTGCCACTGATAAAGAATGGTGCTGGCATCGCCACTTGTCGCTACAACGCTAAATCCAGCGGGATCAGGTTCATCAACTGTGAGACTTTGAGGCTGGGTGTTAATCGTTACCCCTAGAAAGGGCGCAAGCCCGTTTACACGAACCGCCCCTCCTGTCGTAAAGGGTACGCCTCCCACATAACGCTCCGCAGGAGAGGTGTCCATTGCCAACTTGCCGTTAGCTGTAAAAGGAGCAGCACCACTGCCAGAATACGCAATAGGCTGTGACTGCTCGACACAAATGCGCCCAGCAGCAGAGAAAGGAATGCCCTGATGCCAGTGAGAGACAGCGTCAGCTATTGTGACAGCCAATCCAGTCGCATCAAAGGGCAAGCCTTGGTCAAAGTAAGCAGGGGCTGACGTACCATCTACGGCTTCCAGCACCCCGTCTACTACTGCATTTTGCAGCAGTTGAGACATTTACGCTCCTTCTTCCCAACCTGTTGCCAAGTCGGTGAGTGACGCATTCGCTACACCTGTAATCGGGGCATCATTGTCGGGTTGACCGCTTACATTGGCAGGATTTGCGCCAAAACGAATGGTTGCATCAGGCAATGTGCCTTCAGTACCACCACTTCCAGGCCAATCAGCCGCCTCGGTAATGCCATCGCCGCCAATCACTTGGCTAATCTGACCATTTCGAGCGTTGCCGTGCTGATCCAAAAGCGTCCAGTTCGGCAGAGATTCCTGCAAATCAGGGTTTTGGTCGCTAATGCCAATACCAGGATTGTTGGAAGCACCAAAGTTCATACCAGTGTCCGTTGAAGCATCAGGTACGCGAGTACCCATTGCTGTGACAGCCGCATCGTCTACAAAAAAAGTCGGTTGTGCTTGTGCCATGTTGTTCTCCCAAAAAGAGGGGCTTTCACCCCTAAAGGCCCACCCCCATTTCTGAGGGTAGGCAGGGCTACCGCTATTAAGCGTTTAAGTCCAAACGACCTTGGAACTGCGCTCCGCTACAGGTCAAGTTGCCAGCCCATGCAAGAATCTGCACTTCAGCATCTTGGTTAGTCGCGTAACGGCGGTTCGGAGACAGCGGAACCATGTTGCGGTTGCTGTGA